ACCGCCCTCACTAGGTGCACTAGGCCTTCCTGGCCTACCAAGATTAAGTTTGTGGGTTACACCCCACTCAGCACGCAACACAGCAGGAAGCAACGCTTCCACTACTACTGGGTCATAGTAATATAAATCAGATGCATCGTAGCCAAGTGCCTTGGCCTTCTGATACTGGCAGTAATCAAGTGCGTAGTTACGAAGGCTACGATAGATTAGATTCTTCGCATCCTTACCACCCATTTCATTCCACTCAGTGAACTTATTTATATGGGCAGGGAACCACTCGTATAGTGTCTGACGTATGTCGTCAAGCTCAAGCATCTTAAACTTTCTATGATACTCACTAGCTACATGGGTTACTGCATATTCCCAGGGTTCAATTAGCTTCCAGTCCATCATCAACTTTCTCATTCTTATACTTGCGACTCATGGTTAGTAAATCTTCTACTGTAATTAGGTAGCCCTTGCTCTTATTAGGTGGTATCTCACATGAGATTTCTCTGCCCAATTCAAGCACGCCCTTCTTAAGGATATGCGTTGGTACAATGACAACCGTTTGTTCTAGTACGAACGCCCAGTATGCAGCCTCAGTAACCATTAAGCCTGAAGGCTCCCATGATTTAGACTTCATGAACCAGCACTCAACCTCAATGTAAAGGTTGTTAGTAATCCACCATTTCCTGTCGCGCTTTACTTCGACGGTCTTGCCACCAGTAAGCAGTTCTTCTACTAGTTTCTCACCCTTACGGCCATAGCCGAAGTCCAAATCGAATGAAGACTTGTTAGTCATTAGGCCACTTTCCTCTTAGTACTAGCAACCCGATGATTGCATAGTTTGCCATGTCCTTGAAAGAATCCTCAAGGCTTTCATGCTGTGGGTCTCTGTTATTATCTACTAGGTTATTGATGCGTGCAAACTTATCCCACATGCGCACACGCAGGCCATTGACTGGCCCACCTGGGCTACGCGAGATGTTGGTTGGACCATAATCATTGTGCTTAGTAAGCAATAAGCTTTCCAGTTCTTGGAAGGTAGAGGCTACGTCGAAGGTGAAATCCGCAGAGGGACTCTTACTTCTAACACTAGCTGATGGTTCTCCATGCGTACTTGCGTCACCGTAAAACCTTGATTCGCCAGGTGTTGGGTAATCTGCCATATTAATTCACTCTCCACCTTCGAGTAGTTGTTTAAGTTCATCATCTATTTCCGCCATGCTGGAACCTACAATCATATCTTCGATGACTTCAACAACTGTCGATGGTTCCATCTCAACAGTAAAGAGTGTCATGTACGTGTCTTGTGCTACATCTTTAATCTTCTCGGGTTCATCAGCGTAACGATAGAAGCAACGCAACAACGAACCAATCATCAGGCGATAGCCATTAGGTAGGATAAGTGCTGGGTCGAACTCTTCATCTTCCTCAAGCAGGTGGTCAGTTGCTTCGAATACATTCTCGAACTGCTCACCACATTCAGGACATGGTTTAATCGGCTTCATTAGTTAGCCCTGCTTTCTCTCGGATATAGTCCGCACCAAACTTGACGTAGATAGAATTGACATCTTCGCCGTCTGGCATGGAGACGATAGTAACTGGAAGTTCTCGGGCAAGCCCTGCTGCAAATTCTTTTCCAGGCTGGTCGCCATCAGCGAATACAAATACTCTTTCAAAATCTGCGAGCAATCTTGTGTAGTGTTTCTTCCATGAGTTCGAACCTGGAACTCCAACACAAGGGATACCGACGCATCTACTGAGCGTGATTGTATCAAGCTCTCCTTCACATACGCCAATCCAATCACCTGCCCTTTCAATATCTAGTACGTTGTACATCTTGGTGTCACTACCAGTCATGCCCATATACTTAGGCTCAACTGCTGGATTCAAACTTCTAAATCTAATATCAACTACGCCAGTCTTAGTCACATAAGGTATAGCTAAGCGTCCGAGGTATGCTTCGTGCCCTGTCTCAGGCTCCGCGACTACGCCTAATCGAGCCAGCCGTGCTACCTCTATTGGAATACCCCTGCTTGCTAGGTAATCTTCGGCCTGATAAATGCTTTCCTGGTACTTGCGTGTTGCTTGTCCCAGCAAATCCTTCTGCGATTCTAGCTGCCTCACGTATGTCAACTCCCTCCTGTATAGCTACGATTTGTAAACTATTCCCTTGTACTCCACATGCAAAACATATAAAGATATTCTTATCTAGATTAACCGTACCTGACTGATGACTATCACCGTGGAACGGACACCTCAGGTTAGCTTGACCATGGTCACGACGTAGCGTTGCACCGTAGTGCTCAAGCACAGCCTTGATTGAAGGCAAGTCACTCACCAAAGACATCTCCTAATCTTATTACTAAATACGAATCTGCTATTGACTTCCCTCGCGCCTTGATAACAACCGCTGGAAGAATGGCTTCTCTCGATAGGCCCCTTGCTTCCGCGTAATTGCTTGCTTCGACTTGTGCTTCTTTCGTCCAACCGCTGAGGTCGATGGCGTTGCCTGCTCCTGGTGCTTTGCATTCAAGGATGCCAATGGTTCCTCCAATGAAATCTTTGCGGACAACAACATCTCCCTCATCTTTGCTACCTCTCCTTGCAAGGCGCTCAGCGTCGTATCCAAGTCCTCTAAAGTATTTCGTGATGTCTGTTTCATATGTTGCTCCTCTAGCCTTATGGCTTTTTCTAGTTGTCATGCGTTCTCTGGAATATCATCTATAAACATATACTCAGGGTTGAATGCAACCCAAGTCATTAGTCCACCGCCTGCGTCGGCACGACCATATCTGTTCTTGACAGGCGCAACTCCCATACTTGTCCCGACAACTCCAAGCGTACAGATGAGTGCGGGTAATTGCGCAACCTTTCCTTGGATAGCACTTCTAGGTTGGCATGGAGAGCCTTGGATAGCCTCCGATGTGTGATGTAAGACAACAACTGCTGCATTGGTCGCTCTAGCAAGGTATTTCAACTCCTTCATAATCGCACGCATAGATGCGAACTCTTCACCACCATCGGTGGCTACGTCCATTAGGTTATCTACTACTATAAGAACTGGAGGACAACCCCATAGTTCTTCAAATGCTTGTACTTCTTCATCAATGTCTTGCAATGATGGTGCTGATTCAAATGACCATACAATGTGTGAACCTCGGGCAAGTGTTGCCTTAGTCCAGCCATGGTCAGTGTTCATTAAAGATTCTACATCGCCTTGCGACTTACCTGAAATCATAGATGCTAGGCGCATAGCCATAGTGTGTGCGTTGGTATCTGCCGAGATGTAAAGAGTTGGAACTCTCATCTTCAAAGCTAATGCTAGTGCTAGGGTTGACTTACCTACACCTGGTGCTGCTGCAAACATCGAAACTTCAGAGCGCCGTATGATAATCTTGTTTGACTCAAACGCTTTGAAGCAACTAGGGAGCGGTTCTCCACCGATACTGGCACGGCCAACGCTTCTGACAAGTGTACGCATGGTTCATTCCCTTCTGTAAGGATAGAACGTAGCCACCATTGCGGTGTGTAACGATGGCTACGCTCAATCATATCTTAGTTAACTGGCTTGCATTGGTCAGGCGTGCCTTGTGGTGTCGGACATGCCCAGAAAGCGTAAGGCTTCCCACTTGTCTTGCTCACTCCCTGTCGGAAGATTCGTGCCCCGTGAATGCAGGTCGGACTTGCTGTCCCTGCTGGCGTTACCGCTGACGGTGGTGCTCCAACGGATGCTGCTGCCTGCTGGATTGGAGCGGAGAATTGCGATGGCGTTGTGCCTGCTGTTGAACCAGTGGTCCCCAAAGGGGCTGCGTTGTATGCACCAACAATCAATCGCTGTACTGATGCAACCTGTGGTGAGTAATCTCCTACACCTTCAAGCAATACGCTTAGTTCGTCGGCCGTATTGGCACGAACGGTAATCATATCCCCCGCTGGTGTCTTATAGGAGACTTGTAGTTTCCAGTCTTCGTTCATCTGTTATCCTATCTTAGTTGAGAACTGACAATGTGCGGTCAGTCCACACTTGTATTGGCAATTGTTTGTGTTCGGCAAGAAGATACCTGCCTTACGTGCTTTGTCAAACCCTGATACTAAGTACTCCAGCTTATCCTCTGTGTACTGTTCAAGGCTGACCAACGGTGACACGCCGTGTTGGCGTGACATGAAGTATGTTCCCCACTTGATATCTATGCCAAAGGTTTTCATCAAACCAATCTTATAGAAACCAAGCTGCAGTGTATTGGAAGGCGTAGCCTGGGATGTCTTCAGGTCAACGATGACTAACTCACCATTCACTTCAAACACCCTATCAAGAATCATCTTGACTGGTACACCAGCAAACTCGGGAATCATTTCGAGTTCGATAGCTGGGACACCTTGCGGCGTCTTCCATATCTTCCAATCGGTATTGGCTTGTCGCCATTCAATGTAGGCCTGTACCCAACGAGGACCAGCTTCGTGCCAGAAAGCTTCGTTCTCTTTGTTAGGGTTAGCTTTAGTAGCCCTGCCACCAACACGTGCATTGGTTAGGTCAGTTGTACCAAGCTCATCAGCCCATGCTCTAGCCCATAGTTCCTGTATCATGCATTCTCCAAATCCCACAGTTCAGTTGCTCGGTGAAATGCTGAACCACCTACCGACCAAACCGAAGGTTCTTCTGGTACCATCATTAATCTACCAAGGTAGTACTGATAGCCACAGTCGACGTAGGTCGAGAATGCTGAGTATGAAACATGCTCGGGTAGTTTATATTCTCCAAGTTGTATCATCGTGGGTGTAGTATAGCACAGGTCAGGCTCTGTGCAGGTAGACTGCTTACCTACAACCATCAGGGTTCAGTGT